TACCACTAACAGGTTCAGGAAGTTTAACTGGTGATGTTGGAAAAACTATATTATCTGCTGCACCAGTACCTGAAGGTAAACTTGCTCAAGTAATTCTTGATGGAATCGGTGATCTTAACGGTAATCCTGGCAATGTATCTTTTACAGATAACAATACAAAACTTGAAGGATCTACAGGTAAAGTTGCACTTACAGGTTCTGCTGATTTAATCTCTAATGAAATGGGTGAAGTAACACTCGATGGAGAATCTAATCTTACTGGTGAACCAGGTTCTGTTACATTTAAAGATTCTGGTGTTAAATTAGAAGGTAACATTGGTAAAGAAGAAATGATCGCTCCTAAAGTTGTACAATCTGAAACAAAAGGAAATGTCAATCTTACAGGTCCTGCTACAAAGTTAACACGAAATGGTTTAGGAAATTCAAACCCTCCAGGAAATACTAACCCTTCACAAAATACCTCTCGATAATGCAAAAATCCGAAAAGGACATATTACTTAAAGATGATCTAGGTGGAAAAGATTGGATAGGAAAGATCGTTGATGTAACGGATCCTGAATTTATGGGACGCTGCAGAATTCGTGTCTTTGGTGTATTTGATACATTGCCCGACGAACATTTACCTTGGGCTTTTCCAGCTACCAATAATACTTTCGCGGGAAGTACTGGTGGTTTTGGATTCATATCAGTTCCTAAAATAGGAACTCTGGTTAAAGTAAGATTTGCAAATAGTGATAGATATTCTCCCGAATATTATGGAATAGTAAATATTCATCCAGATGCTCAAGCTGCTATACAAGATTCATATGAAGGATCTCATGTATTAGTCTTTGATGTAGATGAGAATATGAAAATTTACTACACGCCAAGTATAGGATTAAAAATAACGCTTCAAGAATCTAACATAACAATTAATGCTGATAAAAGTATTACAATTGAACACGCAGATTCAAAAAGTATCATAGAACTTGTAGGTGATAAAATTAATATCACAGCACAAGACACGGTAACAGTCACAGCTCAGAAGGTTATCGTTGATCACACTGACACAGTTGAACTTGGCGCAGGGGCAACCGAAAAACTCGTTCTTGGTGATGCGTTTCAAACTCTATTTAATACGCATACGCATATAGGTAATATAGGGGTCCCAACATCACCACCCACAAAACCAATGACACCAGCCGAACACTTAAGTGGTAAAGGTGCTAAACCAGTAGTAAAAACTAAATAATAAACATATGCCATTAGTATCAACAGTATTAGAAACAGCACTCAAAACTAAAATAGAAGCTAAGCTTAAAACAGAGTTTAAAAAGCCAGCTGTTAAAGAATCTTTAAGAACACAGATTGACGGCGGAACATTAGCAGGGTCCAAATCAAATGCAAAAAACTTATCTGATGCATATGACAATATTAAAGATAAGACTGAGAACGTTTTATCATACACGCCCGATTTACCAGGTTCTGATGTATTGTCACAAGAGCTTATCAAAAGAATCGTTTCAAACGAACACGCAAATGCTATATCTGATGCGACGTGTGAATGGCTATCTGATACAATAGCGCCAATCATTGCAAAGGAATTATCAGCTATTATAGCTACTGAAGTAACTACATATATCAAAACCGCAACCATTATTACTCCTCCTGGGCAAGCCGTTGCAACGTCCGCGGGTGCAGGAGCAACTTCAGCACCGTCACTACCAGCAATCATTTCATAAATAGTAAATAACTTATTTTAATCTTAGGAATATATAAAAAAACAATATATGAACAACGTAGAAATCAAAAAACAACCAATCGTCGATGAGATTAATTGGGAATCACTCAATGGGGGATTTAAGAGAAGAAAACCTAACGCCGTAATACTAGAAAAGTATGGTGAGCGCATTTACTGTCATGAACCGTATGCTGAAGAAGCATATCTTGCATACATGAAAGGAGTTTACGTCAGTAAAGAAATTACTAAGGATGCTTTAATGAAGATTATTAGTATCGGTAGAGTATCTAATGAAGAAGTTTGGTTTACTTGCGAAGGGTACACTGATTTTTGCATTAAAGTTGAAAACGAGAAAAAGTTTTTCAGTCTATTTGGATTGAATTCTGAAGAATTTGTTTCTTGGATTAGTACACCAGAAGGAAAAGAATCTTTCATTAGACAGGGTCACACACTGTATGTAGAAGAAACTAATCCTAACACACGGGTTACACTATACGGAGGTTATGTTAAGAAACAAACCACTGAATTCTTTGACCAGATTAAGTCACCTACAAATGCTTACTCTGCAAAAGTTATTAAACGCAATGATGGAGGATTCTTGATTGCAGTTGCTGGTGTTGAAGGTTTCTTGCCTGGATCACTCGCTGCAACAAATAAGATCGTTAATTTCGATTCTTATGTAGGGAAAGAAATTCTTGTTATGGTTGAAGATTACTTGAAGGACAGTAACACATTTGTATTCTCTAATAAGAAATACGTTAGTTACATTCTTCCTAAGAAAATGGAATCTTTGTCAACACAAGATGCTTACACTGGTTTAATTACAGGAACGGCAAAATACGGTATCTTCGTTGAGTTTGATGATATATTCACAGGTCTTTTACATACAAGTAAAATGTCACCTGATATGAAAGACAAATTTAACCGTGGAGAATATAAAAACGGTCAAGAAATTAAATTCTGGATTCGTGAAATTACCACAGATAAGAAAATAATCTTAACTGATGAAAATCCTGCTATTCGTTCTGCAGAGATTGAAGAGTTTAGAGAAAAGAATATTGGTGTTATTAAAGGTGGAGAAGTAATCTCCGTGAAACCTTTCGGAACACTGGTAAAAATTGAAAAAGATATTGTGGGTCTGATTTCTCAGAAAGATATGAAGAGTCATAATAAGAAATACAATGTTGGGGACAAAGTATATGTAACAATAGAAAAAGTTCAGAACAATAAAATATTCCTTGCAATTCCAGATGAACATTAAAAAGAATTACACCAAGACTGAAGTTCTTGATGCAGGTAAAGTTGGAATAGAATTCGAATTCTACAGCTCAATGGATGTTATTAAAACAGCCAGAGAAATGGGAAGATTCATCAAGAAACGAATTGTGGTTCCCATGAACGTTTCTTCGTTTGGTGAAGCTCGCCCTTTGTACCATTCGCCGGTTACACCTTCATCAAGTATCTTCAAGCTTGAACCTGATTATTCAGGGGGTAAGAAGATGTGTGAATTAGTTACAGGACCGATGCCTTATCCTGAAGCTAGGAACATAATCATAAAAGTGTTTGAATGGATTAGCAGTAACGGTTTCACAACTGAACGCTGCTCAATACATTTAAACATATCTATTGATGGTGTTAAGCTTCCTACAAGATATACTGTTCAAAATCTTAATATGCTAAAATTTATTCTTAGCTTTGATGAAAACATGATTTATCGCGCATATCCTGATAGAAAGGATAGCGTATATGCTCGTAGTATAAAGGAAATCTATCCTAATGATATTTTCTTTTATAGTGATAACACACCTGTAATTTCTTCTAACAATTTCTCACTACCCGATGAAAAGTATTTCGGTGTAAATTTTTTAAAGAGAGAAAAAGGTTATCTTGAGTATCGTTATTGCGGCGGTAAAGATTATGAAAAGAAATCTAAGAAAATTCTTGACATATTAGAGTATTGTATTTTGCATCTGCATGATACACTTAACTTTACTGATTATACACCAGAAGAAGTAAAATACTTCAAGGATTTGTATAAAAAACAAGCTGCCTTAGCAAAACCGTTTATTCGTGTAGAATCATTTAAGAAAGCATTTCCAAAATTGGAAGTGGCTATTGATTTAAATGCTGATGAATCTGTTATTCAAACTTATTGGAATAACATTCGTGAGAAACTGTTTAATCTTATCGTTCGTGGTGGTTTACGTGAAGGGAAATTTAATTACGATTCGGACTTATCAAAATATCAACTTCTTGGTGCAAAAATTAGAAATTGCAAAATTAGTGATATAGAATTTGTATCTTGTGACATTGAGGGTGTAATTTCACATTCAGCATTTTACAAATGCAAAGTTAGAAATTCTCGAATAACTGACTCTACTGCACCTATTGATAACCAATTCATCTTTTGTAAAATTGGTGAAGTTCCTTTACACGCATCTAACTATTGTGAAGATTGCTTTATTGAGAACAAGAAACAAATCATTAACTGTGAAGTTAAAGGTGGTGTAATTCGTAATGGTGAAATTGGTAAATTAGCTAACATATCTAAAGAAACTGCCATCGTTGAACAAATCGAACCAGCTGAATCTCCTGGTGCTTATAAAGATGAAAAGCAAGAGAAGGAAAATGTAGAGAAGGCAAAAGATGCCAAGAAAAAAGACCAATAAGTAAATGACAAGATCTGAACTTATCGAAATGGTTAAAGATGAACTTACAGGTTCATGCGCGCTCCCATATTCTATTCCTGAAAGGGAAATGGAAAGGATCATTAAACAGGCGCTCAACTGGTTTTATCTCAATTACCAATATGCTGTTGAAACACAGTATTATGTTATCCCAAAAACTGATTTTGCTGCTAAAGAATTTAAAAGTACACGTTCTGTTCTATTACCCGAATGTGTTATCTCAGTTTTTGAAGTTAAGGAAATTAACGGTGGATCTCGTCTTGGTACAATTGATGCCGATTTCTCTGACAATAGATTAATTGCATCTGAACTTTTCTTATCACCATTTCAATCTGATGACTTGGTACTTAGAACAGCTCAATACTCATATTGGGATTTAACACAGGCATTCTTTTTAGAAAGAATCGCTTATGATTATAACCAAAACACAAAGAGAATGAAAATTCTTGGTCGTGATCCAAAAAAGAATGTATTTTTACAAACACTTGTAAAAATTGAAGAATCAAAACTTTATGATGATTGGATGTTTCAACGTTATGTTACATGCCAAGCAAAAATGTCACTGGGTAGAATCTTAGGATTTTTTGAATATAACTTACCTGGTGGTATTAAAGTTGATGCAAGTTCTATTAAAGATGAAGGGAAAGAAGAGTTAAAAGAAATTCTTGAAAAAATTGATTCCGACGCAAGTCCAGATTGGTTCTACATCTTCCACTAAAAATTCTTGTTAGATGTTAAAAGATATTTATAACAGAACACCCGATGACCAATCTTATAATTCAAATAAGTTGGAAGTTAGTGATCCTATTGAATCACTAACAGGTAAAATAAGAATGCTATTATACACCAAGCCTGGTGAAGTTTTGGGCGAGCCTACTATGGGCATTGACTTAGAACGGTTATTATTTGAGTACGGACTCAATAACGGAGAACTTAACGGAAAAATATTGTATCAGATATCAGAATTTATTCCTGAGTCTGGAGTTTATAATATCACAGTCAATGTAAATTTCGTGCCTGGATCTGTGCGTGACGCAGCATTCATAGATATATATATTGATGGTACAAGAGCACTTGGCATCTTTGCAAAATAACGATAATAAATGGCTTTAGAGATATTTAAACTTAATAGACTTAAGTACGAACAATTATACAATGATGCACGAGATTACTTACAAAATAAGTATTCGCAAACTTCAAATGTATTCACTTCCGCATCTCCATACGGACAGCTTTTAGAAGTTGCGCTGAATATGGGAAGATTAGTTCTTTACTACGTAGAGGATTCGATTACAGAATTAAATATGCTAACAGCAACACGTGATCGTAGTATCCGTGGATTGGCTCGTTTGGCTGGTCATAATCCCACAAGATCTATTGCAGCAACTGGAACACTTCGTTTAACATATAATGGGAAAAAGATTGATATGTATGGAAATACTGTCATCATACCTAATTATACAGTATTAACAAATGGCGGTAATGGTTTAAGCTATCTTATTTTATTGAAAGACCAAGAAGTTAGATTAACTCTTGAAGGTCACAATTATGTCGATGTTAATGTAATACAAGGAACTGTTGAAGCACAATCATTAACAAGTACTGGAACTGCTCTACAATCATATTCAATCACTGTTAAGAAAGCTTATCGTGTTGATAACTTTTTTGTTAAGGTTTATGTAAACAATTCTGAATGGAAAGTTTATGATTCCATTTATGACATTCCATATGAGGGTGCAGGTTGTGTGGTTAAGACAGGCCAGAATGGCGGAATTGATTTATTTTTTGGTAATAAATACTTTGGTAAAATTCCTGAACAAGGAGCAACGATTCGTGTAGAATATTTAACTACTGCAGGCGCTGCTGGTAATATTAATACTGAAGATCCGATTGACTTTAAGTTTAAAGATTCTGGGTTTGATGTATTAGGTAATGATATTGATTTAAATGAAATTACCAAAATTGATATGAAAACACTTGTTTCTTTCGGGTCAGACGAAGAACCGTTAGAAATGACAAAATTGCTTGCTCCAAAAACAAGTAGAGCTTACGTCCTGGCTAATTCTGATTCGTACGTCTATTTCTTAGAAAAGTTTAATTTCTTTAGTGTCATCGATGCATTTACTACGTTTAATGACAATGATGTATCTGATGATAATATAATCTATCTTTTCTTAATACCTGATATTAATAAGAGAAAGAATTCTTCCGATGATTACTTTACAATTCCGGTTAGTTTATTTACATTAACTGCAGCAGAGAAAACAAAAGTATATGATTTAATTGAAAATAGTGGTCAGAAAATACTAACGACTGTATTAAAGATTCTTGACCCATTACTTTCTAAATATGTTATGAACGTTAGTGTTATTGCATACGAAGGATATAGTAAAGATAACATTACACAACAAATAATATCAAAAAGTAGTGATTACTTTTTAGCTAATCGTCGTAGAGATCGTCTTCCTAAATCTGACCTAATACGTATCATTGAAAGTGTAGAAGGTGTTGACTCCGTAAATGTTTGGTTTATATCTGAAAAGAATGAATTATTTAAGTCCGACCCAAATAATGTATCGAAACCAGATGTTGGTGTTGATGCGTTTGGGGATGTCGTAATTACACGAGGTGAACTTGCAATTATCCGCGGAGGATGGCAAGATAGAAATGGTATTGTATTTGAAGATAGTACTTCACAATCAAAAACATCAAGCATTAATATCACATACGGAAAAGATACCATTGTGAATCTTAATCTTGAAATGCACAGAATTAATATTGAAAATATCGTTAAGTAATGGCATTAGAAAAAAATATAAAAACCGTTAATTTAGCTAGGAAGAGTTATTATGATTATGCTGAACACATGCAAGATGATATTAAAAACTACGGCTATGATTACGAAGATCAATTATTTGAACGCAGTGTATCTAACTATATACTACAAGATAAAACTCGTGGTGAGATTATAAATAGGTTCTCTATTTTATATGCATATATGATTGATAAAGTTAAAGATATTAAAAGATCGTATAATTATGCGGTAGGTAAAAAGTACAAGAAATTTAACTAATGATAGTAACTAACAAATGGCAATTCTTCGATAAGAAGGGTAACAATATGAATCTTAACCCACTTGTTGGTGTTAAGATTGTTGTCGTTGATCCTACAGAAGTTGGAGGATACGGCGCGTCTTTAGTTGCGACCACTAATTCAAATGGAACTATATTCCATGTTGAAATTGCAAATGGCGGAAATAATTATAGCGCAGCAACCTACTTATCATTCAGATATAATGATGTACAGAATGGAGAGATTATATGGGACACCGATCCCAGTGATTTAACAATCACTGCAGGTGTTATCACCGCTTTTGTTATACCACCATCTACACAAAATACTAATTGGCCGTATCCCAATCTTGCATGGAATGGTGAAGCGTATTTTGATAAAGTTTCTGTTAATCTAATTGAATCAGAGCAAATATTTATTCTTGAAGAGGTCT